GAATTTGATTTTGTTGTAGAATTTGATTTTGTTTTCAATAACTCTGATAGAAATGAATTTGAAATGTAAATCCAATATAAATCTTCTTTTGCAGGAATAAAATAACAATCTGATTTATGTTCCAAATCACATATGTAATATTCCTTTAAATCTTCTACGTAAACAATATCTCCTCTTTTATAACTAATATTTTCTTTCCAAAATCCAACATACATTTAGAAATTTACAATAATAAACTATAAAAACAATACATTTTCATTTTTTTTTAATAAATGAAAATATGTAAATAAAAATTTATTGTGGTGGTTGACACATATCCTTAATATCAAAACCGTAATTTACCAACAATGTAGCAATATAAGGAGCAGTTTCTGGTTTATCAAATGATAAATTATAGGGCAATCCAGCTGCATAAGCAAGTTTTGTTACAAGTTCTTTTGCGTTTTTTGTTTTTGATCTAGCTATAAGATCTTGGAATGCATATTGGACTGTTGTATTAAACTTTGTCAAATCTCCTTCAAAAGTGTTGTACAAATCATCCATTGTAACATTTTCACATCCTGGGTATAACATTGTTTTTGGTTCTAATAATTTAGCACCAGATGATTTATATTCTGGAGAATAATCACTAAAGGATTCCAATAATCCTCTTCCTGAAAGAAGATTCATACCAAATACATAGATAACAGACAACAATAAAGCTAGTTGAATATCTTTTTCACTTAGATAAATGATCAAGAATATCAAGGCAATTTTTACAAAACTATTTTTAAATAATTCTGATAAATATTCAGGTGGTGATGGTGCAATTTTTGCAGCATAAAGAGCCAATGTAACTTTCAAAACAGCCATAACATATGGGTTAGACATTGGATATTGAAGCATTCTTTCAGTAAAATCTTGAATTTGACGAACGTATTCCATTATTATTTATATTATACATAAATAAAAAAAAATTAAGATTATAAAAAATTAACTGTTTTACAAAATTAAATTGGATGTTTTATAAATTTCCGTTATGGTTGTTGCAACCAAGTATAATAAAACAATAAATATAATAAAACAATAAATATACTTTTATAGACATTCCATTGTTTTTCAAATAATTTTCTATTAAAAAATGTGTTTTGATTTGTTAAAACGTGAACTAATACACCAAGAGGTATTAACATCAAATAATAAATGTTACGATTTATTTTTAAAATTTGCAACATTTGCCTTTCAAATATATAAGCAATTACAAAAGTACTAATTAAATCAAATAAAGCAATACCTAAAGACTCGTTATTGATATAGGGTTTTTCAAATTGAAATCTATATTTTCTTAATTCTTGTATCATTTATTTATATTATGTAATTAAAATATTTAAAAATAATTGTATTTGTTTAATATAATATATAATTTTAATTTTGTTTATTATGGAAACTATACAATATAGTTTAAAAGATAATATATCAATTAATATAAATCTCGCTTTAGAAAGGAGTAGGAAATCAATTTGTATAGAAAAAGATAATAATGACTTGTTTGATAAATATTGTTTGGAATTATATGGAAAGAGGACTTGTATATTAATACAATTAGACAATGAAAAATATGAAGCTAGATTTCTTGATAAGATTAATAAAAAAAATATAGATAGAAAATCATTTTATGTACTTATCCCCTCATTAGTAGAAAAATCATATACGGTAGTAATCATAGACAAAATAAATACAGGAAAAGAAATTGTAGCAATTCATTCTCCTAGTAATGTTGTCATATAATTTATTTAATTTAAAAATAACACATTAAATTAAATAAAAGTGTTAATAATATAATGCCACACGATATGATTGATGAATATTTTGATATTTATACAAAAAGTGTAAAAGAGTATGGTGAAAAAACGTGTGTTTTTTATGCGTGTGGGAGTTTTTATGAAGTATATGAAGTGGATAATGAAAAAGAAAAAATAGGAAATGCAAGTGTCATAGCAGAAATAATTCGTTGTGATTTTTCAAATAAAAATAAACAAAAAAGATCAGAAGAGGGTAGTACAAGGGGATTTCCAGATTTTTGTGGTTTTGGAATACCATACTTGCCAAAATATTTAAACCCATTGTTAGAAAATAATTACACTGTAGTTATAGTAGATCAATTAGAATCTAACAATGTAAAGAATGAAAGAAAGGGTAAATTAGTAAAAAGAGGTGTTGTAGCAGTCCATTCACCTTGTTTAAAATCACCTGATTTAGAAACATATAATGATACAGAGACATATTTATTGGGGATTACTTTAGAAATAATTTTATCAAAAACACAAAATTATAAAAATGATTTATTTATATATTCCGTATGCTCAGTAAACAATACAACGAATACAATCGATATTACAGAAAATGTTTTACAATTAAAAAGGAACGAATTTAGAAATATTTTGGATGACTTGGGTAAAGTTTTATCAAGATATAATTCAAAAGAATTAAAAATCAATGTTATATCACCACAAGATGACAATACGTATTTATCATGTATTGAAAAATATTTTAGAGAAAAATCTATTATGGAAAATTTCATATATAAAATAGAATCTATAAATGTTGCAGATGAAAAGTATAAACAATATAACAAAGGTTCATATCAAAATGAATATTTTAAACGTATTTATAATCATGTAGATTTTGGGTTGATTGAACCAATCGAATATTTAGGTTTACGTGAAAAGGAATTATCTAGAATCAATTTTATGCTTTTATTAGATTTTATGTGTAAACACGATATTAAATATATTTCCAATTTAACAATTCCAAACATTATACAAGATGATTCTAATCTATCATTAGAATTGAATACAATTTCACAATTAAATATTTTACCCAATAAATCTATTTCTGATAAAAGAATTTCAAGTGTATTTGATGTTGTTAACTATACATCTACATCAATTGGTAGGCGTCATTTAAAATCATTATTATCAAAGCCATTTAGAGAATCAAGTACTATTCAATTTAGATATGATTTAACAGATGAATTTATGAAATTAGATAATGATTCTATTGATGATATTCAAAAAATATTATGTAAAATAAATGACTTTGATAGATTTCATAGAAAAATGGGTTTAGATGCATTGCATCCTTATGAATTTGAAAAATTAAACGGTTCATATATATTGATTTCTAAATTATTTGATATAGTTAAATCGAATGATATTTTAGTAAAAACATTACCAAATGATAATATATTAGAAAATTTTGCAGATTATATATCTGATTATAAAAATTTTTTTGATTTAGCAATTATGAGAAGAATTGGATTAAATACATCTATAGAAGATTTTTCAAACTTTTTTAATAAAGGATTAGTTGAAGAATTAGATAAAATTGACAATGATATAAAACAATTAGAGGATAGTATTGAAAAAATAAGAACAATATTTGATAATGCTATTAATGAAAAACGTGAAAAAACACAAAATATAAAATTAGGATTTACGGATAATGATGGTTATTTTTTTACATGTACAAAAATACGTTATCAAAAATTAATTAAAGAATGTAAAGATCATAGTTTTAATATGAAACAAACAAGTAATACTTGTAAATTTACCACAGATGATTTGGTACAAAAATCAAACCAATTAATAAAAACTAGAGAATTATTATCAAAAAGAGTCAAAACAATTTATATTAAAAAATTACAAGAATATTATAAAAAATACAATGATGTATTTGGAAATTTAACAAAATTTATTGAAATTATTGATATATGTTTAAGCAATATGAAATGTTCTATTAAAAATAAATATTGTAAACCAATTATAAAAAAAGATACGGAACAATCATATGTTAAATGTACAAAATTAAGACATCCTATTATTGAAATTATAAACAATGATACAGAATATATTCCTAATGATATTTGTTTATCACCTGATAACTTGGGTATGTTAGTTTATGGTTTGAATAGTAGTGGTAAATCTAGTTTATTAAGATCACTAGGTGTATCAGTTATATTAGCACAATGTGGGTTATATGTTCCAGCAAGTACATTTGAATATTCTCCATTTTATACGTTAATATCTCAAGTAGATTTAACAGATAATTTATTTGCAAATAAAAGTAGTTTTACAAGCGAAATGTGTGGTTTGACAAAAATTTTAGAATGTAGTGGTAAAAATACATTGGTTTTATCAGATGAATTATGTAGAGGTACAGAAGTAAATAGTAGTACTGCTATTGTTGCAACAACTTTACATCATCTTTTACAATCGGATACGAAATTTTTTTTTACAACACATTTGCACGATTTGTCAAAAATAAATGTTATTTCATCTGAATCAAGAATCAATATTTGTCATTTAAGTGTTGAAACTAGAGATGATACAATTATATTTGAAAGACTTTTGAAACCTGGTTCTGGTAGTGATTTATATGGATTAGAAGTTTGCAAATCAATTGTTCAAAATGAAAAGTTTATAGATTTAGCTTTTAATATTAGAAATCAGATTACATCTAATAAAGTAGGTATATTAGAAACGAAAAAGAGTAGATATAATAAAAAAAAAATTTTAGACAAATGCGAAATATGCGCACACAAACCTAAACGAGGAGAAATTCCATTAGATACACATCACATAAATGAACAACAGAATTGTGATGACCTTGGATTTGTGAATAATAAACATTTTCATAAAAACAAAACATTTAATTTAGTAGCTTTGTGTAAGGATTGTCATCAAAAAATAGATACAGGTGAATTAGTTATATATGGTTACAAATCAAGTACATCTGGGGTTTTTTTAGATTATAAAATAATAAAAATGTCAAATACTTCAGTCGAGTAAATATATATAATTATATAAAAATGAATTTTATATAAATGTATTATAAATGAATGATCATAGGAATATCTGGGAAAATGGGGTCTGGAAAAGACTATGTTTGTCAGAATTTAATAAATCCTTTAATGAACAAATATAATAAACGTTGTTTGCAAGTATCATTTGCTGATCAAATAAAAGTAAATGTTATGACTAAATATGATGTGCCTTTTTGTGATGTTTATCTTGATAAAACAAATGAAACAAGAACTTTATTACAACAAGAAGGTACAGAACGTGGTAGAGATATATTTGGTAAAGATATTTGGATAAAATATTTACATAATTGGATTAGTGTTTATAAATCACGAGGAATCCACTCGTTTGTTTGTCCAGATGTAAGATTCAAAAATGAATTAGAATATATAAAATCTCAAGGTGGTATTGTAATTAGGATAAATGCACCCAAAAGAAATTTGCAACGATTAGAACAAGAATCTGGTGGTGATAAAAATATTAAACATATCTTACAATCTCATATTTCAGAATGCGATTTAGATAATTATAATGATTTTGATTTAGTAATTGACAATGATAATACTAATTTAAATCATTATAAACAAAAACTTGAAAATATTTTTATGGAAAAATTTAATTGAAAATTTATTTAGATAATATGGTTTGAATAAATTTATCCAAACAACGTTTTAATTCATTTAACGTGATTGGTTTTGGTATATAATCATCAAATCCCATATCGAGATAACGTTGTTTATCTTCTCTGAGACAATATGCAGTCACTGCTACTATAAATGGTTTTATCTTATTGTCTGTATTGTAATATTCGTGTAGTTTTTGTAAAACAATTTCTCCATTTATAATAGGCATACGAATATCTAATAGGATAACATCAAAATCATTGTTGATTGCTATATCTAAACATTGTTTACCATTATCAACGACTTTGATATTGTCATATCCTAATTTATTTAAAAAACTTGTTACAACTTTTTGATTAATATAAACATCTTCTGCTAATAAAATTCTAACATTGGATTTAAGTTCTGATATATTATTTTGATTTATATACTTGTCAACTGATGGTAATATATCATCGTTAACGTTTGATATTGATTCTTTTTTATCAAGTATTTTCCTTGTTTGTAGTAAATCAATACATATATTTTTTAATCGCGA